TGACCCATAGCTGGACCAGGTATTCCCGTCGCGTCAAGGAATTCTGGTCCTAGGTCAAAAAATTTATCAGCTTTGAACTTAGCCTTTTTAGAGAACTTACTCTTTATGTCGGAAAAACTTCTTTTCTTTAGTGCCATTTATTTAATTTTTTTAAAATGGTAAATCTTCGTCTACTTTTTGGTTTGCTTGTGGGTCGACGTTTGTGTTTGTTGAACTCATATCTACAGTACTATTTGTTTTAGCGTTTGGGTCTTCGTATGTGTATTTTTTTAATTCACTATCCCATACTGGGTCTAAACCTTTAGATATAGCTTCTAAATACTCAACCGGCTTTTGGGAGTAAACGTCTTTCCAAGTTTTTTCATCAGAAGTCCATTCTTTTGCTTGAGCTGGGTCTTTTGATAGGGTTCCTGGGTCTTCGTACATTACAGAAGATACTGTTGTGTATTCCCCTCTTCCACCTGGTAATGGTACTGCTTGTAGGATAAGGATTAAATCTCTACCTTCATTAACATCAGTAACATCTCCTTTATTTCTCCAAATAGGGATGATTTTATCTATTGGTCCGTCACCTTTCCAATTATGTTTAAATCTCCAGAATTTAACACCATCCTCTTCCTTATCTCTATCAACAACTTTTACTATGTAAAATTTTTGTGAACGATAACTTCTTGCTAATTCTTTTGATTGTTCATCACCAGCTAACCTTAAAGCTTCTTCCACTTCATTTAACGGACTTCTATCTCCAGTTGGTTTACCGGTAGAGTCTTTACCTGGGTCGTAAATTTTCATCCATCTACCTTGTACTTGTGTGTTATGAAAAAACACTTCTTTAAATGGAGAACTACCGTCTGTTGTTGGTAGTATTCTAATTCTTTTTTCACCTTGCTTAACACCTTTAGGTAGTGCAATAGTGAAGTATTGTTTTAATCTGTCTTCATCAGACATTCTCGGTTTGGAGGATGTTGTCTGTTTGTTTTTTTCGTATTGGGCTAATACAGCGTCTAAACTTGAACTCATGTTATTTATTTTTTATTTAATGATTAATTTCTTAGATAATAATAACTAACTTATTTGTGGTTGTCAATTATATGACAATAAATAATCATATAAAAAAAGCCCTAAGTAAATTAGAGCTTTAATTATAAATTATTTTTTATAAACTATCAAATATCAAAACTTTGTTTCATTTCTGAGTCTGAAAAATTATTAACATCATCCGTTGTTAAAACATATTCTTGTTTTCCTTGAGCTTCAAACTTTTCCTGACCATCTTCCCAAAAATTTGCTAGTGTTTGGTTGTATGGTCCAGAATCTAATTTCCTCATTTCAATTTTTTCGTCTTCTGTTTTTGGTCTGTATTGTTCGATTTTTTGTTCTAGACTACTAATCTGGTTCATTAGTTGGTCCATACCTGATAATTTTTCCTCCATACCATCTAACATATCCATTAACGATTCTAACTTATCGTTAGTCTCTTCTGTATTTTTTTCTAAATTTTCTTGTTTATCAATTAAATCTGTAACCTCAATCTCGGTACTATCTTCTTCAACATCTGCCGTTACAGGAACATCAGCTACTGGTGCTGCTGGTGCTGCTGGTGGTGCTGGTGGTGCTGCTGGTGGCGTGTCGGTAGTAGTTTCAATTTCAGTATCAACATCACCACCTAAATCAACATCTTCATCACCCATCCCCATTTCAGCAAAACTACTAACCTCATCCTCAACAGATGTGTCCTCGACATCATCTTGCTCACGCATTTCTTTTTGTCGTTTGTTAAAGTTTTTTAAATTTTCGGAAGTACCTTGATTGTTAACAAACCCAGAACCCGAACTACCCATAATCTGTTCCTCTAGATTAGTTGAGTTATACCCTATTTGATTAAATCTTTCAAGTTCTTCTTTTAGACTTTTTTTTAAATTACCCATTTAATAATTGTTTTACTTTTCCGTTAGGTGATTCTACCTGCACTTTTCTATTAACTCTAGTTTCGTTTTCTACTCTTTCTATTAAACCATCCCTACTTCTTACAGTATAACAAATTCCAGTGTCTAAATCACAAACTTCTTTACCTTCACTTGTCTGTCCATTATCGACAACATTGTTTGTGTTTTTACCTAAAAAGTTACCTAATTTTTGTTTTAAATTTTCTGTTACCATAGTATTCTTTATTATATAAATATTGTTTAATATAAATAAAATCTTTAAAGACTTATTTATGTTGTTTTTTCTTCATTTAAATACTCACTATTAAAGTTATTTGGGTTTAAGAATGTCTCATCTTCTCCTAAATTTTTATTAATAACGTATTTTCTTATTTCGTAGTGTAGGTGTGTGCCTGTTGAATTACCGGTGGTACCCATAACACCAACTTTAACCCCTTTATTAACACCTTGACCTTCAGTCACACCAATTATTGTGTTTTCCTTTAAATGAGCTATTCTAAATTGATATCTCGATATAGCACCTTCTACCCACCCAGTAGTGTCTGTTTGTTTAATTAGTATTTTATCTACATACAACGAATTACCGTATCCACCACCACATTTTTTAGCTTTTTCAGTACTACCAGCTACACAACCAGTAAACTTCTTAGTAACAATACCTGAAACTGGTGATAAAATATTAATATCTACACCCTCAAACTCTAATTTTGGTTGGTAGTCTATACCTTTATGCATTTTCACCCCACCACTATTTGTTGTCCTTCTAGCCCAAAAAGCTTGATTTGGTTGTGGTGTAGAAATTTTATTTAGGTCTACCGGGTCTTGTATTGGGAAATCTAGACTGCTAATATCGGTTTCGGAATCCATAATATTATTATCAACCTCCACACTAGTTAAGTTAAACTCGTCTAAATGACTATCTTCTTTATTTACTGTTATTGTTTCCTCAATTTCATCAAATTGTTTTAATAATTTTTCTTGAATCGTAGCCAACATATCCGTAACTTTAGGTAAGCTTGTTATACCCACTCTAACACCAGTAAACGTTGTTGTCATATCATTTGGTGTTATTGAGTGACTAACATCCATAATAAGGTATGGACCACTAAACATAGGGACATATCGTAATTGGAAATAGGTTGTTGGTTGAATTAGTGCGTTACCCATAGAGGTTACTGTACATTTATAAGACCTGGATTTATATAGGTTAAATAAATTTAATGAATTTGTTGACACTTTCGAACCACTAGCCATTTTACCTAAATCCTCTGTAATTCTGAATGCTTCACTAGTACTTGGAAATTCAGATTGGTCCAGTCCTATACTTTCAAAAATTTGTTGGTTTGGGATACCAAAATCAACAGCAAAAGCCATTACCTTATTACTTAGTTGTCTTTCTTTTTCACTATTAGGTATTGGACCACATAATGGGTTTGGGCTTACCCTATTTAAAACGAAAGAATCGTTATTATAACCATAGTTAAAACTTTTTATATCTAGACTGGTTGATGGTGGACCCACATATTGACATAGGTATTTAGGTGAAGATTTTGTAGTGTCAACCTCTTTAAAGGCACCAAACATAGTATCCCCTTGTGCTTGTGTATTATTACCTTGCATGTTATAAAAATTAACATATGCTGGTAGTGGTATAAAAAGAAATGAATTTACACTACACATGTGACTAATAAAACCACCTATTGTTTGTTTTACAGAAGTACTTGGTTCGTTAGTAAATGGTGTGTCTAAACCTAAAAACATATAAATGTCCACAATAGCTTCATTACCGATGTCCCTATTAGCATTATCTAAAAACATAAATCTTTCCATGACTGTATTGTGGAAAGTCACGTTAGAACCCGCAGTCCTACTTGTATTTACATCATCACCTTGTACTTTAGTACCTGATATCCATTTATCGTTAAAAGTTTTAAATACCTGATATAACTCCAATTTTAAATTATCCGCAACTATCTTAGGTCTTTGGTCTTCATCGTCATCCCCCGCAGTGTTGGTTGATTCATTTAAAGCTTTAAATGGGTCTATTTTAGAAATAGCTTTTAAAAGTGTATTTGTATATAAATTTGAGGTTTCATCCATCGCTTTTAAAATATTAGTTAAAGCTAAACTAAATGTAGATTTGCCCATACCAACACTTCCACCTGGGGAATTTTGTTCTGTGGATGTTATATATGTTTTAAGTATGGGGGCAAATTGGTACACCAGTGTGTGTGATATGTCATACTCTTTAAAGAAATCTAAACATATTTTTGTCACCCTATTAAATTCAATGTTTGGCCAAAAAATAAATTCTCTAGGAAATACGTGTAATGAAATTTCATTTTTAAATGTGTTAGTTGGGGTAATGATTGAAGTGTCGAATTTAGTTAATCCCAACGTTGTGTTACCACTTAAAATGTAAGACACTAACGACAGTGTTGAAGTTGTGTTTCCACTAATTAGTGATGTACTTGGTGTTACGGTTATGTCCCACCCATTTACCGAACCATGTTTGTAAATAACTGACTGATTTAAAAATATCCTACACACATTTAAGAATTTTTTATATTGACTTTTTGCCAATTCTTCTGTGGTAACGACTGGTTTTTCCGAGTCTACTTCAGATTTTTTAAGAACCATAAAATCTTTAAATATGGATTTAAAATTACTGTATTTACCTTCAACAACACTAGCGTCTGGGTTTTGTGATTGTGAAAAATTTAAAAATTGTTTCTCAAATTCATCTAAAACTTGTGATGGAAAAACAGATAGTAACTCATTAAACCCATCATAAACACCAGTATTTATATTCCAAGCTTCTTGTTCTGATATAGATTCATTAATTTTTTTCATGTAACTACTAGGTGGTACCCAACCATATATAGCACCGTAAGAACCAGGGGTCCCCACATTATTAACATCAAAAGCACCATAACCAGCACCAGCCCATAAAAATCTAGCACTACCATCAAACCCCGCGGTATTTATATTACCACCCATAAAACTTAAATCGGTATTTACTAAACCACCAGCAGATGGGTACAATATGTAGTATGGGTCTGCTGTCGCGTCCACATCTTTAATACCAGCATTACCTATTGTGGCGGAATCAGCGAAAGTTGTGTAAAAATTATAAGAAATACCATCTTTATCAAATGAAAGATTTTCTTCTTTTTCTATTTCTAGTTGGAAGGTGTTTGTAAAATTGTTTTGTAGTATTGGTGTTGGGACCCAAACCCCCACAGGACTTAGTACTTTAGTACCGGTTACAATATTATTTGTCGCGTCGATAAGTCTTGGCCAAAGACCTAGTGTTACGTTGGTTGTGTTTAAACCTGGTAGTATATTACCATCATGCGTGAAATCGTAAAACCCAAAAGCGTTTGCATACCCTGAGTCCACATAAAATTTATCACAAGATATGTTACCATCTTCACCCATATTAGTTAATGAGTCCCCACCTAACCCAACAAACACACTTTCTTCTACTGGTTGTGCGATGTTAGTTTTATAATTCCACCAAATAGAACCAATTTTTAAAATAAAAGAATATGGTAATTCGTGATAACCGGCTAATTGTTTAATTAACTGTGCTACGTACCCACCATACTGATTTTTATTGTTAAATTCTTTTATAACCTTTTCTAAAGTACTAGCTATCGGTAGTGAGTTTAAAAATAGATAAGCAGATTCTGTATATGGGTCTGTTGTTGATGTGGTTTCTTTGGTGTTTGCTCTGTATATTGCGTTGGCAAACCAAGGAGTATTTAACATAGACACACACTGTTTTAAATTAGAAGTGTTGTTTATACCTTCCGTTAAAGGTTGTAATAGTATGTCTTGTTCAGTAGTATCATAATATTCCGCCCAATCTGTTTCTAACTTAAATGTCTTTATAACGTCTAATTGGTCTGGTTTAGTCATTATGCCAAAATTACCATATTTATCACTTTCCCAGTTTAGATTTGAGAAGAATAATTTATGGTTTTCTGTACCATAAACATTTGTTTGTGTTTGTATATCCAATTCATCTATTAAGAAAAAATCTGAACCGGAAGCTATATCATAACCACCAGCTAACCTATTTACTAAATTTTTATTGCTATAATTAAACGGGTAAAAGTCAAAAAAGGCATCTGTTGTTTTTTTACTTTCTAAGTAAAGGTTTTTATACATACCATAGTCACCATTACTTGTGTATTTTTCTTTTACACTGGATGTTGGATATAGTCCGAAATTTGTACCAAAGGGGGTCGGTAAACTACCTTTTATATTATTATTATTTACTCTATTGTTTATGTAGGGTGTGTTTATATATTTAAATTTATCCCATAATAAAAATTTATCTGGCGTTGACGTTGATAGTTGTTCTAGCACTTTCGTATTATCTAACCCATTATCTTTAAAAAATTCTGAAAGTTCTAAATTTTCTTTAATGGCGAATTCTAAATTTTTACTATCGTTACTAGCCGCCTGTATTATTACGTCAGACAATTGTTTTGGTTTACCTAATTGGTACCCTGTAACCCCAACGTACTGGGTGAAGTCGTTAGCTCTATCAATTATTTCCCATAATAAATCATATTTTGTTTTTGCCTTATACATCTCATTACTAAATGGAAATTCCCTTACGGATATTGGTGTAACCTCAACAAATGTTTCTTCATTATTTGTTAGTAGTTGTGATTCGTTTTTTCTAGTTAAAACTGATTTTGTATATTCTTCTATAAACTCTACTTCTGGCCATATTTTTTTACTGTAGGCTTTTGTGGTTGACAGACTACCTGCCGCACCAGGATATTTTAAAACTAATTTATTTTCTTTATCATCAAATTCATAATATTGTGGCCAAGGAAATACAGTCGTTTCACCTTTTACAGCATCTTTATACATTTGTTTGTCTGTAATAACGGCTTTTATCCTATCTGGATTATTTCTTTGTTCAAAAGCTTCGGTATGTACCCTATCCAATATTCTAAGATACGTATCAACACCAGCTATAACTACGGCTGTTAGGTTTCTAATTGTTGGGTCTACGGTTAAACTTTCTTTAAATACTTTATTTAATTTTTTTGTTACTTCGGATTGTATTTCATTATAGTTTTTTTCAAACTCAGCTAAAACTCTAGTGAATACACCACCAAAACTTTTAGGGGTATCATCTAAAACGTACCACCCTTGTTCTGGTACTTCATTTATATTTTTTGCGTTATTACTCCTAGCTCTTTGATTTTCTAGTGTAAAGTCTTTTACCAGATTTACAGAACCTCTACCTTTCCCCACACCAAAAGTGTTATTCTCCCCTAATATTTTTTTATAACCTTCAATGATGTATTTTAATTTAGTTTCAGCATCTTGTATGTATTCGGTTGTTGTTTCTTTAAGTTTAAAAGCTGCAGCAACAACTTTTTTACCACCACCAGTAGAGGAACCAACACTAACATCCAAAAGTATAGAACCTTCTTTGTTTATATAATTTTCTACCCACCCATTAGTACCAAAAATAGCATTGTAGAATGTTTTAAGTTTGTTTTGGTATAGCTTTTGGTCGTTTGTAAATTCTAAGTCTACTTTTTTAAAATTTTTCTTTAGGTTGTCTGTAAAAGTTTCTACTTTACCTATCAGTTCAAATATTGTTAAATGTGGAAAATCTTGCGGTATTAGTTGTAATTCTTTATAAATGTTATAAACCTCATCTAATATTTTTCTACCTAAACCCTTTTGTTCAACTTCTAAACTACCAGAAACTTGTGTCTTACTTGGGTAAAGGTATGGAGCCAACATTGCCTGTTGTAAATTAATATCATTTAATAAGGCTATATGATTACCTATAAAGTTAGCGGTAACATTATAATCACCCGAATTACTATCAAAACTAGCCTTAAAGTTAGTTAAAGCTAACTGATATTTTACGGCCTGCCCGTAATAACCTTTAACGGTTAGTTCGAATTGTGGATAAGGTAGGTGAAAAAATGCGGTATATGGTGTGTTAGTTTCTGCTTGTTCAAACAGTGTTTTACCCCTAACATCAACAAAGGTTATAGTTACTTCTGGGATAAAAGAAGAAGATATTTTTATGTCGATATTTTTAATACCAAACCCTTGGAAGTCATTTTTATTTTCTATTGTTTTAGATAGGAAAGTTTGTCCTTTCTCATTGGTATCTTCTTGTCTTTGAATTTTGTTTACTGATGGGTCTGTAAACCCTTCGGTCCAATCACTATCTAAAGAACTTTTACCTACTGGTTTTAAAAAATTAATTTCGCCATCAAATAATTCAACCTTAACACCAGTATCCGAAGCTCCTTTACCCACCACCAATTTAGACCTGGGGATAACCCTAGCCACTAAATTTACATAAATACACAAATCTTCATGTCTAACTAGTCGGTCTTCAATACTTTGTCCGTTAGAACTCGTTATTTTATTTGGGTCTATTAGGACTAGGTTGTCACATATTTGTTCGACGTATACTTTTTCACTTGCGTTAATAATCTCATCTGCCATAATATAGGAAATGTTTATCTAATTCACTTTTGTAGTCTTGTAAACTGACTGTTAGTGGAAATGGTACTCTTATTATTCTACCGTCTTTAATATTCCACTCTTGACCCCCATACTCCGGGTTAGATTGTAATATTAACCAACCAAAATAGGGGGTATTATATATTTGTTGTGACATTTTATCTAACCTACTTTTCCCAACTTTGTAAACTAGGTATTTATCAGAACTTTTTTTAGGTACCGTTATTAATGGTATTGTTTTATTTGCACCATTAATTTTAAAATCTTTATATCTATTGTAATATGACATTTTAAGTTATGCTTATATTTTTTATTATTTTTAAATTATAACTACTATTGTTTGTACCCATCGTAGTAGAATCAAAAAAGCCTCTCACTAATGATAGGTCACTATTACTCTGTGTAAAGTTAACTTCAAAACTATCTACCGCTTTTGGTATACTTTTTACCTGTTTTAATTTACTAGGTAGTTTTGTTTTGTCAAAATAATTTTTATATTTTTTTGTATCATAATTTAATAAAGTTATTGCAAATTTTAATAAATTTGTCTTATAAGAATCCACAATTTCTTTTTTTATACCTTCACCATATTTTGTCCTAGCCTTTGTTAAATCTTTAATTAATTTATTTGACCTAAAAGATACTAATTTTTCAGCGTCCCCATAGTGCATATGTGAATCCATATACCTAATAATCTGTTCATCCATTAATCTATCAATAAAAAATAAGTACTCGTTAGAGTATGATAACTTATTTGTATATTCTGGTGTTAGAGACCCATAAGCGTTAGAACAGAACACCTCTAAAATTTTAGATGTTGCGGAAACTTGTAGAATTAGATTTGTAGTACTTGTTCCTGTTGTTAAATTAAAACTTACAAGTCCGTTATTAGAACTCCCAGTTAAATAACCACCAACACCAGAAGATATTAAATTTAATTTGTCTATTGAGTTGGTTAATTGTACTTGTCTATCTCTTAGTTCTATTAAAAATTCTAAAAATAACCCCCTTAAATCAACCCAAGAGCTTTTTACGTGTTTTAATAAGACTTTTTTAACATATTCTCTATCGTCAGTATTGGTACCAAAAGGTAATTCTTGTTGTATACCTGTTGTTTGTGCTGTTATAGAATTTTTCAATTCTACGTACTTATCATCCAATCTTTGTAATGAGTCGTTAGGGAAACCGACTAAGTTTGGGTTGGTATTCATAATGTTACCCCATTCATAACTAACATACCTAAAAGATTCCTCCAGAATACCGTGTCCTTTTTGGGTATATAGGTCAATAAACCCAGTATTAATAAATTCACTATAATTTTTTGTATTAGTTAGGAATGTATTGTATAGAATTTTATATTTTGTTTCACCTGTTAACGCCATCACTAATTAGTTTCTAAATGTCCTTTTTTATTGGTTTCCCCGGTTTCACCTTCAGAAGGGTCTGTTCCACCTTCTGGTTTTTTAAAGAAATTTGCAAAGTTTTCAGCTACCTCAGATGGGGACTTTATAGAATCAAATTCCGAAACTTGTACTTTTTGTGCTCGTTCATCGTAAAGTTCTGTATTTGCAAAATAACTAAATGATAACGCATTTTGTAATTTACTAACAGGACCTTCTAATCCTTGACCACCAATAAATTTAAAGTTAGTTTGCACACTTACAATCATAGGTTGTACACCTATACCTTCAGGGTTTAAATCTAATAAGTTTTCATCATAAGAGTAACTTATAGAGTCAAATACAACTTTAGAATGGTAAAAATCACCTATTCTAAGAACACATATAGGTGGTGGGCCAAAAGCTGTATTATCAGCGTCTACCATTGTGGTCCCTTGTTCTGTAACTGTTGGTATTGTCTTACCTGGTCTTACACATTGTAATAAAAATGTTAATCTAGAGTTAAGTCCTTCTGGTGTCATAGAGTGGAAAGCTGGGTGAAAAAACTTTAAGTTATCTCTCATTGACTGATAAATAAATGGGTATTGTTCTCTTAGGAATGTAAAGTAATTTGATTCCCCTAATAGTTTTCTAATTATACTGGTTATTGTTGCTTTTTTATCCGAATATCCTATCCTAAACCCACCGTTTACCGTACCCTCATTAACATTGTTTACATTTATTTGTGCATTATCCGCATCCCTGTTTTGGTTATTTTCAATATCTTGTGCTTCTTTTTCTGTTAGATGTCCACCCATATCATCTTCAGATGATAAATTATCTAATGTTGTGTTATTTTGGTCAGCGTTATAATCGTCTGTCACATCTTTTGACCCACCAACCAAAGCTACTTGTATTTGATTTATGAATTCAAAACTTAGATTAGGGTATTGTTGTGCTAGTTGGTATATGTCGTATTTTCTACATCCAGCAAAAAACGCTTCTAAAATGGCATCCGCTTCCGAATCAGGCATCCCTTTTAGTTGTGTGTCTATTATGGAGTTTAATATAGATGGGTGGTCAACAACTATTTTCCAAGAAAGAGTACCCAATCTTTCTGTGTAGTTGTATGTATATATTGGTTCTGGTCTACCTAAAAAATTGGTACTACTCCAACTAGCTGAATTAGTATCTCCTACGTTAATATCATATGGTGGAAACCACATAACTCTACCACCATTAGGACCCTTTTCTGAAGCTGGTAAATTAGTGTGTTCACTGGTTCCCCTCCATGATAAATTCTCAATAGAAAACATATATTTTTTAACTTTAGTACCGTCTGGCATTGTGGTAGACTTACCACCATTTAAATTTGTAGGTGCTATATTTAAGTTAAAAGTAGAGTCTAATATAGAGTCTGTATTTTTCCACATATTACCACCACTCCTAACCAAATCTTTATATTTTGTATATGGCCTATCTTTTGTCCACGCTCTACAATATTCAACACAATTCCAAACCACTTCACCAGGCATAAAGTCTACCACTCTAGAACCTTTTGAGATGTTCTTATATCCATCATTAAAAACTCTAGATACTTGGTCTATAGCGTTACCAGCGTGTTTCCATTTTGCTCCACCGTAAGGTGGTGCTGAATCCATTAAGTTTTGTGTATAATCTAATAAACCACCTTTCTTTTTTGGTTTTAAGTCTGACCTTGTTGAGAAAAACATAAATGATGAATCTATCGATTGTACGGAATTTTTTCCAAACCAAGTAAACCCACCTTCTATTGTCCCACCATCTGTTGTAGCTTTACCTAGTGAACCCATCTGATAGTATCTCCATAAAGCTCTACCATCTACATTGTCAAATTCTTTATATACTTCGGAAGGGCCATAAACTAAAGCCCTTATCTGTCTACCAAAAACATCTTGCGGTGTTGCCTCTATAGGTGATTGTATTAACCCCGGTTCTGTATTTTTACTACCTACATAATAGTGTGAAAGTGGTACAGTCACTGAAGGGTCTACCTGTGCCCTACCATAATCTGGTCTATATATGTTATAATTAAGGTTACTAAACAATATAGATTGTTGGTTTTTCCCCATATGTTCGATAAACTTATCTGATGGGGCTGGAAGACTTAAAGGTGTGTTCGGTAGTGGGTTAGAGTTAGTTATCCCATTCCATATAGAATTTAATATAAGCGAGGCTTGTCCAGCCATGGTTGTCTGGGATATATTATTAGCTCCTTGCCCAACTACCCCATTAATATCTAATGGTGTGACTGGGAAAAAATAATTACCGGGTATTGTTGATTCTATTGTAAATGCCCCTTCTAATCTAGATAGATAATCTGATTTTGGTGGTATTAGTGCACCAGGTGATGTTGTTATATTTGAACTGGCGTCACCCTTATCACTAACATTAAAATCAAATTGTGCTATATTGTACCCTAAATTATCTTTTAAGTATGGGAAGGATGATTTTATTAACATAGAATCATCTAAAACCATAGAGTTTATAGTAACTAAAGTACCATTATTACTATTAACTGACTGTAATATTTCTATAGCTGTATAATTAGAATAAGAAAAATTATCAAATGAAATTCCAGGTATAAATCCTTGTGGTTGTAATGTATTTTGACTTACATACTCTAGTTGAGCTTCGGTAACCAGATTTACAACATCAACTGATAGTGGGTTACCATACCCAGTTTGTGGTCCATATTTATTTACTAAAAATTGTGTCTTTTTTAGTGGTATACCGTTCATATTGGTTACGTCTTCTGGTAAGGGGGAATCCACTACAGATTTCCAATTTTGTTTATCAACAACAACACTACCGGGTTCTTGGTCCCCGTTTGGGGGTATTGGGTTCCCTCTGTTTAAATACGAACCATCCAAATTCCTACCAAGTAAAGCCTCTCTAATTCTTTGCGTACCAGTAATAGAAACATTAAAGTCTCCCTGAGTGAATGGATAATTTTTTCCTGTATTTTTTCCTATGGACATAGTTTAAAATCTTTTATTATAAATAGGTTATCTAACCGTTTTCTAATTATGGTGTTGTGGATTTTTGACCACTTTTACTAACACCTAAAGCAATTTCATCAAATAGTGGTGGTAATACCTCCCTAACTTGGTTTGGTGTTAGTTTTATTGTGTTACCGTCATACTTTATTTCTAATGGTGAAAACACAACTTTTACCTCTTTCCCACCCGAACTATTTTGGGTATTAGTGTTTAATGTGTTATTTACGTAATTATTTATTAAATCTTGTCCTTCTGGTGTGTTTTGTAAGTAATTTTCTATTTCTTTTGGGTTTGTCATTTGTGGGTTTGACGTTTCTAAACCACCACCATAATAAAGACCACCAGATGCCGGACTTTGATTTCTTTTTTCAAAGTCTGCTTGGGAACCCCTAAACGCGTTACCCAAACTTTCCCCAGATGCTTTATCTGCCACTTCACCAATCGCACCACCAGCACCACTTAATAAAGAACCTAAATCTTTACCACCTATTATGGTACCACTTAATAACTCATCACCTAAACCAGATTTCGCTATTTGACTTGCTAATTCCTGAGCTGAAGTACCTAAAACACCGGAAGCTGCAGCTTCAGTTAAAAGATTTTGTATGAGTGCTGTATTCGCCGCCATACCTTCTTGTACGGTAAGCTGTGCTTTATTAACAGCGTCTAAGTCCATCGCATCTTTTTCAGATTGTGTTCTTAGTTTATCCATGATACCACCTTGCATACCACCCTCCGCAACTATTGCTTTTTGTAACTCACTAAAAGATAAGTCTTCACCCATATCCCCTAATTTTATTTTAAAGGTACCGTCAGCTTGGATATCCGCCATAGAGGCAATTAACTCTTTGTCTTGTTGACTAAGTTCGGGTATCCCCCCAAGTTTACCTATAGCTTGAGTTCTTTTCGCGGCTTTAATTGCTGTCTCAGCAAGGTTAGTATAATCTTGACCTGTAGCTTCAGCCATAGCCTTTAACCTCATTCTTTCACCTGGTGATATACCAAACTCACCGGTTTCCTTATTAAACATTACCGCACTTTCTGCTGTTTTTACAATAGCGTCTTGTAGTCCCTCAACATCATTTTGAGCCATATACATTAATTGGAACGGGTCTAGTAGTTCACTAGCTGCACCACCAATCATCTGTAGTTTTGCCGCCATTTCAATTGCACCTTCAGGTGTGAAGGCTTTGTCAGCCATTTGCATCGCGTTTTCAAAATTATACCCTAACACCTGAGCTTCTGCAACCATTTTAGTCAAACCATCAACACCGTTTTTAAATCCATAGGTATTAATTTTAGCTATATTTTGTTGTACTTTTGGGAGAAGTTTTGATACCGTAGCTCCATACCTACCAGCTGTTGCTATCGCTCGGTTTGTAGTTTCCGTAGCTTCTATAGACCCAACACCAATTTTATCAAATTCACTGATAACATTGGCCATATCTATATCATATAATTCTTCAAGTTTTGTTGCGTTAATTAAAGCTTCTTTAGGTATTAAAAACGCTCTACCTGTTTCTTCAGTAACCCCCTGTAAAACTTCATAAACATCATTAGCTGTTAAAGCAAATCCAGCTAACCCCTTACTTGCACTTGTTATACTTAATATAATATCATCCATGAAGATTTCGTCCATCCCCATTTCTTTAATGATACCCTTACGCATAGTATCAGTAAGTGATAAAATATCTAAGTAAGCCTCCATTGACGCCCTTGTTTTATCCCCAGCACCACCCTCACTTAAACCAGCAAGAGATTGTATCATACCCATCGTATCTCTAAGTGTTAAGTCTGCCTGAGTTCTTTGTTTACTTAGTTCTAGTAATACATTTTCTGCTTCCCCAAAAACATCGTAATCTCTTGATACGTTATCGGAACCAGTTGACCCTTTAGTATAACCTTCCTTTCTTAGTACTTTATCAAATTCAGATTTATTAATTTTAATCTCAACTCCATTACTATCTTTAAAAACAACATCACCTAAATAAGAAGGTATTGGGTTTTTAACTCCTAATTTTTTAGCTAATAATAGAGATAAAGGATTACCTTTTTTACCGAATTTCCTAATAGATTTAATTCTGGATGTGTAATCAGGTTCGTCATAAGTGTTAAACACACCTAAAGGTACACCTAATTCTGGGTGGGAGGCTAGATAGGGTTTTCCGTTAGATAGAAAACTCTCTATTTTGAGTTGTAAAGATAATTTATACATACATTTGTTTGTATATAAATATTTTACCTTTGGTTTTTATTCCTAGCAGTCTCGATTGCTTGATTTTTTTTCAATATTTCTTCTGAAAATTTGTTAAGATAGAACCTTCTTTCGAAGATTGGCATCTTTAAAATGTCCTCTCTAGTGAAATTAAAGTTTTTAGTTAGGTAGTAAATCTCTTCCAATAGGGCATACCTATAGCCCGAAGAAAGGACGAAAAAAGTTCAAACCAAAATTAATAGTAAAATTAACATCTTTACCAGATGGTGATTTCGCTATCCTATCTAAGTTTAAACCTGGTTCCACAATACTTAAAAATTTTCTAATTTCTTGTGCGTCGATTAGTGGTAATTTATGTATCTCCAAGGCTATTGTCATTGGGTCTTTTTCACCATCTAATTCTACAACACACCTTTCTAACTTTTTTGTAGCCATAGGTTTTACCTTCATACTTTTATAACTTTCTTCTAGTTTTTTAAAGTTTCTAGCATCTTCCGGTGTTAGTAGTCTTAATTTACTCTGTTTACCCGATTTAGGTAGTGTAAAATCAAAAGTTCCATCAGAGTTAGGTGTTGTGTCCACTTCTTTAGTACTTAACACTGAGAGGTCTACAATGTGTTCAAAGTCATTACCCGTTTCTGGGTCTTTTAAAGTAAATTTATATTCCGGACCAAAAGCAGTATTTCTTAAAAACACATATATAGCTTGTTTATCACATTCAGCTAAGTCATAAACACTAATATCTTTATCTAAAATTTTAGCTTTTAATAACGTATCCATTAATTCACCAGATTCTGATAAGTTAGGTGAGGTTAAAATATTTTCATCAGCTGCAGTTAAATATGAAATTTTTAAAGTTTTTTTTCTATTTTTATAGAAAATACCTTTAGATGGTAATTCCACTAAATCATACGGGATTGATGGGTCTATTTCGTTTTGTTGTAAGTTTTCCATTTTATATAGTATATTATTTATTAACAATTATAGAAAAAGTTATTTATTAAGTGAATAAAAACCCACCAATATCTACAATAAGTATTAAAAACCAAAAAACCCACATAATTGTGGGTTTCTTAAAGTTATATTTAAAATTAAATTAGTAAACTAATATACACCTATCCGGTCTTAGTGTTGCTGCTATGTTGGCCAAACCTTCATCACTATACGCTAAATCATTAAAGTTAACATCTGTCAAGAAACAACCTTGTAATACCCATTTTTCCACTACCACCCCTGTTGGGTCTAACATCTCTAGGTCTATATTCTTTTTATACCCAGCGGCATACCCCATTCTACCAGTAACAGACTCAGCATGTAATCTAACCCACTCCATTAAAGCTTGTGAAGCTGATGGTCCAATTGGGTCTCTAAATGTAACATTAATAGTGTTCCACACAAATCTACCAGCTACATATGTTGAGGTGTTTAGGAAAGGTATTTCTACAGACCCTATAGTAACTTGTGGTCTTGAAGTACTTTCTACGTACCATTCGTTAATACCCAAAGAAGAGTCAAATCTCATTATAAACCTATTCTTTTTCTTTGGTTCGTAGGGTACGGGCATTTTCATTAATAAATCGGCCATGTTTTTTTAATTTTTAATTTTTTTATTTGTTAATAAATATTACCTAAGTTCAGTATTTACTAGTTTATATATAAATATACGTTTGCAGCAAAATAATACTAGCTACCAACCTTTGATATTATAATCTTGTTTTTTTCTCCCTGTGATGTGTCGTAAATAAAAAATTCTACATTAGGATATTCTATGGATAGTTCTTTTTTAATATAGTCCATGACGGCTTCTATATTCCTTCTATCGTCATCACTAAACCCAATACTAAGTCTATCGTACTCACCATTTGTTAATTTTTCAGCCCCGGTTACCACCCTATCCACATAATCCTTTAAAGCTATTTTTTTACCCTCTTCAGGTTTGTCCGCGTCAGCATCTAAACCAAACTTTTCTTTAAACTCTGGTGATGATACAGGTGAGTAGTCGTTTTGGGATAAGTAGTAGTCTATTTTTTCTTCCATGGACATATCTTTGGTTGAGGGATATGTCTTTTTTATATTTTCCTCCATAAACTTAATTTCGTCAGTTTCAAAGGTCATATTAATTAACATTCTAACCCCTTCTTTGATAGCGTGTGGTGGTGTTCCTCTAGCTGTAATTATAGAAAAAGGATTTACATACATTAAAGATTCTTTAAATTTTTCAAAACTAGGAGCAAACTTTTTATCATCTATCGCTTTTTTAACATCAGTAATAAAAGTTTGTGGTTCTGCAAAATCCATAAAAGAATGGTCTGTCAATCTATAGTCACTATCGTTTCTTAAATCTGCAAAATCTTCAGTACTTACATTTATAGGTACCCAACCTAAACCATCTTTTTTTTCCATCTTAATTTCCGTAGGCATAAAAAGTACATTATCGTCCCAATCAAAAGCATATCCACGTATCCTATCTGTGGTCATAACCTCACCTATTTCTTTAATTAGTTTGGTTAGTTGTCTTTCTGTTAAAATTAAACTTCTTTTCATATACTATAAATATTAAGTTATTAAATAAAAAAAAAACCCTACAGAAATGTAGGGTTTTATAATTTACTATATTTAATTTATTATTTTAACAAGGACAAGGACCCCAACCACCACCAGCACAATTACACTCGTGAAGTAAATTATCAATCCATGCGATAAGTTTTTTCCACCAACTACGTTTCTTCGCTGTATTTATTTCGTCTATAGTATTTCTACTTAAATTACCCATTGATAATTCTTGACCTGCTTTTCTAATTAATGATAAAGCTTCCATAGCCCATGGTATTTCTCTACTTTGAGGATGACTAGCTATCTCAGTTTCTAAAGCGGCAAGTTCTTCACTAGCACCCATTATCTTCGCACCCATTCTCTTTTGTTCATCTGGAGACATCATCATACCATCAGGTCTATCCGAGTTCATATCAGCATCAAATTCCATTTCTTCATTACCTCTAGCCATTGGGTCGTTAGAACCACCACCTTGTGACATACCACCGAAACCACCGAAACCATCATCATCAAATGGATTATCTGGGAATGTACCTCCTGGACCACCCATTCTATCATCAAGTGGTTCATAAAGTTTTTCATTTAATACTTTTTTAATAACGTTTGTTAAGTCACGTTCTGATAACTTAATCTTTTTGTTTCCTTTAGTTGGTCTAACTTTTTCAAAAGCAACGTCAATCAACCCATAGTCTACCACCTTATACCCATTTTCATGGAGTACTACAGCTTTCTTTGGTGTATGTTCAGCAAGAACACCTCTATATGTGCCACCACCAAATCTAGCTTTGTTTTTATATTCAAATTCGTAAATAGGTATGCCTGATGGTGATTTACCAACTTTTTTAATATTTTTCTTTAATCTTCCATCAGAAGCCGCACCTATAGTTGTAATAATATCAATTATTGCTTTCACAAACCATTTACGTCTTTTTTTATCTTTTTCCTCCTCAAATAAATGAGTTTTAGAGTTAGCTATTCGTCTAACAATTTTAGTTAAGTCAGATTCTTTTAATTTTATTGTTCTTGCCATTTTGATAATTTTATTTTTTATTATATGTTATTTTATAAATATAAATACTTTACAGAAAGTTTTATATTTTACTTGGGTTATACCCCCTACCCGATTTATTTACTCTATTAAACCAGTTTTTCATATCTTTAATTTCTGATTCTGTAATAGAGTTTGTTGTTTTTAAAGTTCTATTTGATTCAGTAAAATGAGTGATAATATCAATTGGTGAACCCTCACAACAATCCATTTTCAATGCACAACAGAAAAGACCACCTAATGCCCACTTACCTTGAGGCGTACCACTTGGTTTTGGAGGCATTGTACCTGCCCTAAGATGTTTTGCACATAAACTTTCACTTCCACCCGCAGCTTTACAAGCTTTCATATTTTTTGGTGTGTCAAATTTACCCTT